TTGCCGGAGAGCGGGTAGAACATCTCAAGCTCGTATGCCCCATTCCGCTCTTCTGTGACCGTGCATGACTCGGCGTCCGTCAGTCGGCAGAGTCCGAAAGTCGAGAAGTCCGTCGCGTTCTTTTCAAAAAGAATCGGTTTCATGCTCCCTCCTTAGATTCTGTACCAGTTCGGGCGAATGCGGATGGCAGACGTCAGATTCCCTTCCTCGCGTTTCTCCTCTGCGCCCATGAGCGTCTGGAACCTGTTCGCTCCTGGGACGATGTACGGGAAGTCCGAAAGCTCACGCGGGTTGCTGCATTCGATCGAGACGTTTCCGTTCTCATTGACCACGCTGCCGGCCGAGTCGTATGAGTAACAGTCCTCAAGCTCGCAGTCGATGATCAGGGTTGATGCGCTTGTATTCCCAACAGTGACCACGTAGTCGTTGATCTCAAATCGGACTGTCTCCGGGTCGTCGATCTCAATGATCGGTCTCGCCGGGTAGTTGGTCTCGTTGGTGATTAGAGCGCTCGATTTCTTGTATTCCTGATCCTCGTCGTCGTAGCCGTGACGTCCGATGTGATACTCGATCTTCAGATCGTCAAGGCTGGTGACGACGGCTTGACCTTCCTCAGCGCATACCGACCATCGCCTGTATGCGCCAGACATGGACGCCGACGACGCCGTGGTCATCGCTCCCGGATACAGCGTGATTCTTTTCACGTAAGTTCGATAGAGCCAGTACTCGCCCGCATCGTAATTTGTCATCATCTGCATATTGGCGTCGTATATAACGTTCGCGATTCCCACAGTCACATTGTGGTCACTAACATTTGTGACCCTGAGCTCAGTCGTGAGCATATGAGCATCCGCGTTCCTGATGTCGACCAGTGGAGTGGCAATAACACGGCTCTCCTCCAAATCGTTTGTCACGAACCCTTCCGGACTGACCTGATGATAGTATTCCGGTGGATCATGTTCAGTGTCGCTGTACGGCAGTCGGTCTCCTGCAGGATAGTAACCAGAGACCCACGCCATATAGGTCAGGTCGACGGCTTCCTCGCCGCTTGTCAGCCACTGCTGCGGTTTACAGTTAAATTTCAAGTCGAACTTGCCCGCGTGGTCTCGGAAGATTGTGTCCGGATCCAGAGGACCGTAGAACTCCGCCATCCGATAGACGCCGGGGTGACGGAGCTGGTCTTCGAATCTGTAATATCCGAGATGAGCATACAGCCAGTCGCAGAAGGCATCGAAGCGATCCGCGAAGCCGTGCTCTATCAGGCAGTGGTATTCGATTTCTACGTTATGCCACGAGCCGTTGTCGTGGATAAGGTCACCGGAGCGGCCGGGAACGTGGACAGCTTCCCTGTCGCGTTCCGGCTTAGCCCACGTGTCTGCTCCGTCGACGACGATGCCGTACTCGGCCTCGATGTCGACGCCGTCAAAGATCAGGCCCATACTCTCCCCTTTCTGTTAATTTCAGTCTGCATGCGGCGCATGACCGCGTCAGCGACCTGACGCTCGTCCATGCCCGGAGCCGCGTTGACTGTGATGCTGTTATTAATGACGGTCGTTCCGCCGCCTCCGAGATGCTGTTTCAGAGCATCCCATCCGACGATGAGCTCCCGCCCGGCCTCGCCGCCTGCGAGCGCCTTGTTCCCCATCGTTCCGAAGATCTGAGCGCCGTCGAGTAAGAACGGCACGTTCATGGCTTTTCTGTGCCAGTTCAGTGTGAAGTGAGGAGCACTCGGCGGATTCAGGGAGAAGCCCCCGGAAATGCCGATGCTCGGCACTTTCAGGTGCGGAAGTGACCACGAGAAGTTGAACGCGCTTCGCATATTGGAGATAGCCGTAGTAACAGCGTCCTTCGCCGCGTTGATCTTGTCCCGGATGCCGTTCTTAATCTGATCGAATTTTCCAAGAATAGTCGACGGAGCGACCGAACTCAGTTTTGTCTTGATGGCGTCGATCTTGGAAGACACCGCCGACCTGGCGTTTTCTATTTTCGTGGAGATGCCGCTCCTGATTTGTTCGAACTTCTGAGTGACTGTCGATCTCGCCAGCTCCACCTTGGATGTGATGTTGCTCCGCATCGATTCAAACTTTTGCTTCGCGTTGTCCGCCAACTGCGACGCCTTTGTCGTGACCGCCGTTTTTATCTCATCCCACTTCTGAGAGATGAACGTCTTAGCGTTCGAGACAACGTTCTGAACGGATTCACACGCGACCTGCCACGACTGCTGCAGCCACGCCCCGACTTCGGATGCCTTCTGCTTGATCGTGTCCCAGTTCTTATAGAGCAGGACGCCTGCGGCTACCAGAGCCGCAATGACTCCGATGACAATCAGGACGGGACCCGAGACCGCCGCGATGGCTGCGCCCGCTCCTGCGAGGACGGGCTGCAGGGCGGCTATTGCCATTGTAATCTGAGATGCGAAGATCAGCGCCTTTCCTACAATAAGGAGGAGAGGGCCGATGGCGGCGATGACCGCCAGGATGACAGAGATGACCTGTCTCTGTCCCGGCGTGAGCTGGTTCAATTTGTCCGTGACCTTCTGGATGATCTCGGTAACCTTTTCCACAGCGGGCGTCAAGGTCTCGCCGAAAGCGATGGCCAGTTCTCCGAGGGAGCTCTTAAGGACCGTGATTTTTCCGTTAAGATTGTCTTCCATGACGGAGGCCATCGTCTCAGCGGATCCACTGTACTCCTCGATGATCTCGTCGCCGTCAGCGAGCGCCTGAGACATGGTCTTAATGCTGCCGTCTGCCGTCTTTACGAAAGTGTCGGACGCGCCGTCAACCGCAGCTGTCAGCTTCTCGTAGTCCTCAGCGGAGGCATTGACCAGGGCGAGGAGTCCCGGCATGCCTCTCTGACCTGCCAGCATGGCCGCCGCCCTGGCCTTCTCGGCACCCTCCGCACCGTATGCCTGCGTGGTCAGCTCTTCGAGCTCCTTGTCGTACTGGCTCTGCGTAATGGTGCCATCCGCGAGGGCTGTGTCGAGCTGAGAGACCTTGGCATTAAACTCCTCGACGGGCATGTTGATCTGTCCGAAGCTGCTGCGGAGCTGATCCATGATCTCTCTGAAGGAATACATATTGCCTTCGGAGTCTGCCAGAGAGATGCCGAGGCGCTCCATGGCTGCCTGAGAATCCTTGGTGGGCTTGGCCATCCTCGTAAAGATGGCATTGAGCGATGTTCCCGCCTGAGACGACTTGATTCCCGCGTTAGCCATCAGGCCGAGCGCGATCGCCACATCCTCTGCGGAGTATCCGAGGGCTCCGGCTGTCGGCGCTGCGTACTTGAAGGACTCGCCCAGCATCGAGACGTTGGTGTTGGCGTTAGAGCTTGCCGACGCGAGGACGTCCGCGAAGTGACCGGAGTCCTCCGCTTTGAGTCCGAAGGCTGTCAGCGCATCCGTTACGATGTCGGATGTGGTCGCCAGGTCTTCTCCGGACGCCGCCGCAAGGTTAAGTATTCCCGGAAGGCCGGAGATCATCTGGTCTGCCTTCCAGCCAGCCATGGCCATGTAGCTCATGGCATCCGCTGACTCGGACGCGGAGAACTTTGTCGACATGCCCATCTCACGCGCCTTGTCCTTCAGCGCCTGCAGGTCGTCGCCCGTAGCTCCGGAGATGGCGGATACCTTGCTCATCGAGGATTCAAAGTCTGCAGAGGTCTTGACCGCCACCGCGCCGGCACCCACGATCGGGGCCGTGACGTAGGTCGAGAGCGTCTGCCCCGCTCCTGCGAGCGCGTCGCCGACTTCCTTCATCTTGGCTGCCGCGGCTTCGAGCTTCTGCTTCGAGACGGAGCCGAACTGCTTATACTCGTTCTCGAGCCCTTTGAGCTTTGCTTCGGTTTCGCCGATTTCCTGCTGGAGGGCGTCGTACTTATCCTGGCCGATCTGTTCCGGCGTGACCTGTTTGGCCGCGTCCTTGAGGATCTGCAGTCGTTCCTTTGTTGCCTGGATTGCGTTTTTCAGTTCCTTCTGTTTCTGAACGAGAAGGGTTGTGTTACTTGGGTCAAGTTTGAGGGCTTTGTTGATATCTTTGAGAGACCGTGAACTCGCCCGGACTTCCTTATCGACATAGCTGAGCGCCTTTTGGAGCTTGGTCGTGTCTCCTCCGATTTCGATTGTGATTCCTCTGATATTCCCGGCCATGGTCTACTCCTTAGAATTTGTCAAAGTCTTCCTGAGTGGCTACTGTGTCGTAGTGCGCGTCGTCGTTTGAAAGTTCTATCAGAATGTCAAAAATGGCTCCGATCGAGTAATCATCAAGGTCACTCGGCCGGAGCCCACACTGCACACATCTGAGCTCAAAAAGAGCTGTTGTGAATTTTCTCTCAGTCGGACGACGCTTTACACGTTTTTTTCTACTGCGATGGACGCATTGCTCGACGTCCAGAGTTCGAAGATGTCCGCGACTGACTGCATCAGCGGAAGCATCGGGAACTGGTCGATCCAGTCTTCGACCGTGGAAGGAAAGTCTTTCAGACGACCTTCCGCCATGGCGGCGTGATAAGCCATGACATAAGCCATGTCATAAAAGCTGTCCATGGTCTCCGCGGAGACCTGCTCGTTCGTCTCTGTCGCCTCCGCCTGCGCATCCGTAAAGGTCTGCATGTCAAGCAGCATGTCCCTGTTGATAAGATCTCTGTAGATCCGCGGCGTCCGTCCTGTGCATCGGAAGGTCTCTTTGATGCCTCCGATATCGATAGTCTTTGTGATCATATTTCCTGCGCCTCTCTTTCTTTAGCCTTCGCTCGCTGCTGCAGCGACTGTCGGAATAACGACCGCCGAGAAGAAGTTCTCATAAGAAGTGTCGCCCTGGCAGCACTTCGCCTTGACGACGTTGTCGGTCGGGCGGGCTGTCGCTGTGAGGCTGAGCGTCTCTGTGACCGGCTCGATCGATGTGTCCGTTGTCTGAGATGCAACAGACGGGCGAGTCGCCTTGCAGTGATACATGACGTGGCGAACTTTCTTTTTGTCGCCGTCGAACTCGAAGAGCAGCGCGAAGTATTTCGGCTGCGCGTCAGCGACCTCATACTGCAGTCCGGTCGTTGCGTCTGTCTCCTCACCCATGACGTCCGTCAGGAAGCTGTCCGGGATGCGGGCGGCCTCGAAGTCGCCGCTGTAGCCGTTGTTGGAGACGGATACAAAGTAATCTGTGTTGTCCGCTCTGAAGACATTGGAGTCGCCTTCCGCCTCAAGGGAGAGGTTGACCGCGCCGGGGATCGCCACCGGCGTGCTGTATGTGTCGGCGTCCTCGTCGTAGAGAGCGTAGTAAACATTCTTAAGGCCGTACTTGACCTTATTCGTATTAGCCATAAGCTACCTCCATCCGATAGAGCACCTCGTACATTCGCTCCGTGGCGATCCATACTTCGCTCTTTTCGTAAAAAAATCCGTGCTCTTTGAGCACGGTCTCAACTTGCAGTTCAAGCGCCGGGCTCTTAACGTCTGTGTAGAGCTCGACGTGCAGAGCCGATGCGGAGAAGTACATTCCGTCATCAGCTCCAAAGGGATTTGTCTCGGGCATAAGCCAGACAATAAAGGGCGGGTCGACTGCGTCTTCTGTTCCGAAGTGGTCATACGCGCAGGGAAGGTCGATCTCGTGGATCATCGCCTTGATCTCGGCATAGGTCATTGTCATTCCTCAGCCCTCCTTTTCCGGAGCGCCGCGTGAATCTTGAGCGACTGTCCCTTGTCTGCCATGCGGTCGATGTACTTGATATCGTAGATCTGTCCGTCCAGGACAGCCCGGAAGCCCTGCGGCTTGATTGCGCGGGTCTCACTGCAGGAGCGGACCGTAAAGCTCACGCTCTCGCCCGGAGTCGTAGATGCATCGCCGTCAAGCTCGCTCCCTGTGGATGTCAACATCGTCGCCCAGCACGCGTAATAGACCGACCAGCGGGTGATCCTGTTGTCGTACTCGTCGCTGACCGTTTCAGAACGCTCGAAGACGATCCTTGTCCGAAGCTCGTTAATCCTCATCAGAACCTCGCCTCCCTTGATCCGAAAAGGAGGCTCCTGAG